ACGTAGCCCTGCTCCATCATTAGCATCTTTATGACACTCGATCTTATGGGGACAGTAGAAGCAGCCCTTGGAAAGCTTCATGTTTCCTTTAGTGCCAGCAGCCACAGGAGTATAACACTTTTCTGGAAGCTTGTCAAATTTAAATACATCTAATAAGTTATCTATCAGTACCTTTACATTAGGCTTATCAAATTCTTCTGGCTGATAAAGGGCAAGCTCTCCCGACTCTTTATTTATAGCTAAGAATCCTCCCTTACTAGTACCTTCAGCAGACTCGTACCCTGCAAGCTGGCTCATGTATCCAAACGGATCGTCTTCTCTTAGTGTACCATGTTGGAATTTTTTAAACGCAAAGGAAGATGCTGTCTTAACATCTATTACTTCGCCATCAATCTTACAGTCCATGTGTCCTTTAATACTATTAACAGATACTTCTTTCTGTTGATCAGTAACCTCATGTCCCGCTAGTTTTACTATAAAGATTAGTACTTCTTCTAGCAGGTGACCGTATAAAAATTTAATTAATGTTGCTGCGTCTGGTGTACTATCCTTGTTGTACTTGTTCGTATAGTATAACTGCCTTGCAGATCAGATATTGTATCATACATATCCTCAACTAATGTTGATAAGTTTTTCTTCATAGATTTTTTCATAGAAGTCTCCGACCTTTTTAATTTGCTCAGGGGTAGCTTGATTTTTAATAGAGTTAGCCATCATGGATACAACAATAACATTATCAGGCTCATACCCTCTACGGTTATCAATCCTATCTAAGCTTGGTGAGTTCTGCCAGTTATCTGCACCGACCTCAAATGCCATTCCTAAAATTGGACATGTATTACCTATATGTATATCATCAATAGTTAAATCAAAAAATATATTTCTTTTCCTTGCTCTCCTTTTAGCAAGCCTAAGCATAGTTAATTTATAATCTTTACTGCGTGGGTTAGACTCAATAGTATCATATCGTTCCTTCCTAGTCATTGGTATTATGTTAGTGTGTTTCACTCCAGTTACCTCCTACTTTGTATTGTGCGTCCATTGGACAATTAAGTTTGTAGTATAAACCTGCGTCTATGATAGCGTCAACTGCCATAGCACCAAGCGTGTCAGTATCCTCACCCCAAGTTTCTATCTGCCATTCATCATGTACATTAGCTACGATAGTAGCATCTATCTTACTGTTCTTTATCTTATCATTCAAGATAATTAAAGCTCTCTTCATGATGATAGCACCAGCTCCCTGTAGTAGAGAATTAAGTGCAGCGTGTGAACTCCGTATAAATATTTTCCTCCCGTCTAAAGCTTTGATAAATCCTTTGTGTTCAGCTTCTCTTGTAATTCTATTTCTAAGAGATTTAAGTGATGGGAAATTATTAAGAAAAGATTGCTTAACTCGTTTACCGTCTTGTTTACTTCCACCGACCACGCTGCCAATCTTAGCATCTCCTGCTCCGTACAAGAATGCGTAGATGAAAGTTTTAGCCTGAGATCTTGATTGCAATCCTGCCCTAGCTTGGTTAGCTGTGTGTATGTCTCCGTTGAGTATATCATTAATGAACTCCTTATCATTTAAATAATGTGCAAGCATACGCAGCTCAAGACCACTAGCATCTATACCAACAAGCCTATACCCTCGCGGCACTGTCCAACAAGCTCTGCATTCTGTACCGTAGGGTGATGTTACACTAGGTACTTGTGCCATGTTAGGATCTCTATGTGCCATCCGACCAGTGATTGTACCATTAGATATTACTGAACCATGAACACGCTTACCATCTGAGAACGAGAGCCAAGACTGTACCTGAGCGATACGCTTCTGAAGCATTAGATACCTAGATATTAAACCTGCTTCTGGTATACCTTTAACAGTAGCTAATATCTTTTCATCTACTTTAGGTTGTCCCGTAGGTGTGAACACCTTTGGCTTCCAACCAAACTCTTGTAGGTACTTACCTATCTGTTGCCTAGAGCTAAGGTTAAAATCTTCCTCGGCTGTACGAACAATCTCTGTATAACCTAGCGATTCAAATTTGTTATGCTCCTCAGTAGATAACCTAACTTGCTTACCATTTTTATCTATACCCATCTTTCTAAGTACACCAGAGAAAGTATGCTGTGGATAAACAACACGCTCATGTATCTTAGGCTTAAATCTCTCATGTACTTCAGTCTCAGTACGTGTAAGCTCGTCTGAGAATTGGGTTAGTAACTGATTAGCTAAGTCTTCATCAAGTAAGAAACCGTGGTCACGCTGTGCAGTAACAATTTTATAAGTCTCCATCTCAAGTCGGACGCTCTCAGAAGTAAAGCCCCTACTCTCTCGCTTTAGTTCTTCATAAACTTTATAATTTAAAAGAACATCTTGAGCGCAGTAAGTCATCATCTCTTCTGAGTACATAGTGTACTCATGGAACTCTATCTTAGGGAACTGTAGTTTGTATCCCCACGATTCTAAACTATGTGAACCCCTTACAGGATTAAATAATCTAGAGAGAACTAGCGTGTCAACCAGTGTCTTATCAATTAAGTCTACACCGCACAATCTTTTAATAACTGGAATGTCAAAGCCAATTATATTATGACCGATTAGTTTATCTGCACCCTCAAGTAAAGCAATACCATCCTCTATATAGAATGGACTGAAGTTAAATTGTTCTTCAGTATCTACATCGAATGCTGATATGCAGAATATTTTAGTAGGCTGTAGCCCATCAGTTTCAATATCAAAGACTAAGGATTTCATAGTAGTACCTCTGCGTCATCATCTAAAAATGTTTCGCTGAGTCTACCAGTTTCCCTGTCATAAAGCAAGTGGCTTGCCATACCTACATCACCAGTATATCTAGACTTTAATACTCTCATGTGGGTAGTGTTAGCTTCTAGTGGATCTTCAGATTGTTGGTCACGCTCTAAAGCTATAACACAATCAGATAGCTGAGCAATACTTTGCGACCCTCTAAGGTGTGATAGGCTAACTGATACACCATTCTCATGGCCTCGGTTACCATCCACCCTACGTAGGTGACTAACAAGTATCAGACCTGCACCTGTCTCCTCCACTATACTACGCAGCCTAGTCATAATATTATCTATAGCTCTGCGTTCGTCACCGTCTACCATAGAGCTGACTAGCATATGTAAATGATCTACTACTATCCACTTACATGAACAACCTACAATTAAAAACCTAAGCTTACTAAAGATTTCATCAATGTCGGTAATACCAAAGTGACTATGAATCCACACTCTATCTTTGTTCTTACCACTATATACATTATCAAAGAATGTACCTAGTTCTTCTTCAGAAAACTTCTCTCGCTCTTGGTCAACATACAACCTAGCGTTAGCCTCTATCGAAAGGATACCATCTACGGTACGCCTCCAATCTTCTTCTAATGCTATGATACCTACGTTGTCCTTACTGTTATTGATCAACCAATGCTCTAACTCTCTAGTAATACTAGACTTACCTAAGCCTGTACCACCTGTAAGAGTGACTAGCTCACCGCGTCTAAGGCCATAGAGTTTTTTATTAAGACCCTCCCAAGGGTACGGTATACTCTCACGCTGCTCTCGGTTATTAAACTTCTCCTTCTGCTCTGATATATTAAGTACACCAGAGGGTGTGTATAGTTTAGCAGACCACCAAGCATCTACATAAGACTGAGTACGCTTAGCTTTAAGCATATCATTAGCATCTTTGAAGTCATCAGGCAGTGTAAGTATCTTAGCTTTTCCAGGTGTTAATAACCTAGCTACTTCCTTAGCTGCTTTGATACCTTGCTTATCGTTATCAAAGTTTATAACAACGCAGTCAAACTTTTCTAGGAACTCAATAGAATTTTTAACATCCCTAGCTGCACCTGCTGCACCGCTTTTAATACTAACTACAGGCCACTTAGAACCTAGCAATTCGTATGCTGCCATTGCATCACACTCACCTTCAACGATAGTAATAAACTTACCAGATTCTCTAAAGGTAGACTGACCAAACAGACCAGTGCCTTGTGAGTTACCGCGCCATGTAAAGTGTTTACCTGCCTCACGTATCTTGTAGCTTGCAACCTCAGAGGCTACGCAGTAGGGGTAGAAATGTTTAGTTATATCCCCATTGCTATCAGTCACTGCTTTAACATTGTATTTTTTTGCAGTCGCTAAAGAGATACCTCGATCAGTAAGAGCTACA